CCGCTCTCCGGTGGATGCGAGAGAACCCAGGCTATTTGTGGCCCGGACTGAGGAGCCTTGTCAGCCCTTAAATATGAATATATCCCTCCCGAATAATTGGCAGCCACGTCATTATCAGGTTCCATTATGGAATTATCTTGCCCAGGGAGGGAAAAGAGCAGCTTGTTGCTGGCATCGAAGATCTGGAAAAGACGATACCATGCTGCATCACAATGCGTGTTCAGTATTTGAGCGAGTAGGCAACTATTGGTATCTGCTGCCAGAATATAACCAGTGTCGTAAAGCTATCTGGGATGCTGTCAATCCTCATACTGGCAAGAAACGAATAGATGAAGCATTCCCGCATGAAATAAGGGAAAACACACTCCAGCAGGAAATGAAGCTGGTTTTCAAAAATGGTTCAACCTGGCAGCTGATGGGTAGTGATAATTACGATGCCCTTGTAGGTTCTCCTCCTGTAGGCCTGACATTTTCTGAATATGCGCTCTCTAATCCAAGTTCATGGGGCTTTTTAAGGCCGATTTTGCTTGAAAATGGTGGTTGGGCTATCTTTAACTCAACACCAAGGGGCAAGAATCACTTCAAAAACCTGATGGATCTCGCAGAGAAGTCTGAAGATTGGTTCTCTGAACGCCTAACGGTCGATAAAACCGGCGTTTTCACTCACGAACAGCTCTTAAATGAGCTTGAAGAGCTTCAAAGTGAGCACGGAGACGAATATGGCAAGGCAATCTGGCTCCAAGAGTACTATGTAAGCTTTGAAGCAGCCATCCCCGGTGCGATTTGGGGCGCTCAGACCACTAAAGTGACCTTTGATGGCCGATTAGGTGATTTCCCTTCTGTTGGTCACCTACCGGTCTTCACCGTATGGGATATCGGTCGGTCAGATATGACTTCAATCTGGTTCTACCAGATGGTAGAAGGCAGGATCAGGGTAATCGACTATCATGAAGACAGTTTTAAGGAAATTGAGGATTATTGCGAAGTTTTGAGGGGAAAAGCATACGATTACGGCCTTCATTGGCTCCCTCATGATGCAAAACCACTTAAATTAGGTATGGGTGGTAAGACAATACTCCAGCAATTCATAGATCAGAAAGTAGGTGATTTCGTTCTAGTGCCAAACATTGGCAGAGAAGATGGCATACAGGCGGCTAGAAAGACATTCCCTCTGTGTGATTTCGACAAAAGTGTAGAGAAGGGATTTGAGCACCTGAAGAACTACAAACGGACTTATGATGAGGTGAAAAAAGTATTCTCTCTCACTCCCGTCCATGACGAACATTCTCATGCCTCAGATGCTTTTAGGTATCTCAGTTTAACCTGGCAGCAATCAAAAACGGCCTATCCTGAACTCACCGATCAAGAAAAGCTGTTCGCTGGAAATGTGACAAATATCAAATTTGGCGAGATAAGAAAAGAGCACTTTAGGAAAAAACGCAATGAAAGGGCTGGATTTGTATGACTGATCTAACGGTTTCTCAATGGCTGGAAGAAATCAACGACGCCAAAAAGCGCGAGAAGGATTTTCGCGAGGATGGCAGAGAGATTCGTGAAATCTACTCCAATGAGAAAAAAACACCGTTCAATATCCTCTATTCCAATACAGAGACCCTCCTGCCGGCCCTATTCTCAGAGGTTCCACGGCCCTTAGTAAAGAGGCGATTCAAGGATGAGGACCCCATGGGAAAAGTTGTTGCAGAAGCTGCGCAACGGATCTTAGAGTATTTGATAGACACAGATGTCGATGATTACGACAAATTCGACAAATCTATGTCAAATGCGACACTTGATGGACTTCTGCCCGGCCGAGGTGTTACCAGCATCAAATATGAGTCTGATGACGACTGGGAGACCGTTTGCACGGATTCCAGGAAATGGGATCGGGTTCTGTTCGGATATGCCACTAAGTGGTCAAAAGTCCCATGGATAGCCTATGAGGAATATTTAGACCGTGAAGAGGCTAGACGGTTATTTGGTGCAAAAGCCAATAAATTGACGTTTGTCGAGGGTGAAGAGCAAGATAACGAAGACGATTATAAAAAGGAAGAAAATAAGGATCAGGGTTACCGCAAAACAGCCAGAATTTTCCAGATTTGGGATAAATCAGACAAAAAAATCAAATATATCAGCTCTCAATACAAGGATGATTTCTTAAGAGAGGATGATGACCCATTAGAACTGACAGGATTCTTCAACTGCCCTGAACCGATTCAGTTTGTCGAAAAGTCCAGTGATCGTATACCGACTGCTCTATATACAATCTACAAGAATCAAGCTAGGGAACTGAACAGAATACAGGATAGGCTGAATCGCGTCATAGAGGCGATCAAGGTTAGGGGTGCTTATAACGGATCATTGGGTGAGGAAATAGAGCAGATCTTCAAAGAAGAAGATAATGCCCTTGTTCCAACAGATAAGGCAGCGATTTTTGGAGAAGGTGGCCTGGATAAGAATATCTGGATGATTCCTATAGCTGAACTCGTTAGTGTTGCCCAGCAGCTTATGCAGGCAAGAGAATCAGCAAAACGGGTCATTTATGAAGTGACCGGTATTTCCGACATCATCAGGGGCCAATCAGCAGCGTCAGAGACATTAGGTGCGCAGAAGATCAAGGAATCATGGGGAACCATGAGGATTAAGCGGCTCCAGAAGGAAGTCCAACGATATGTTCTTGATACCATGCGCTTGATGCTGGATGTTGCTGTCAACAAGTTCTCTGAAGCCTCATGGGCGAAAATGACAGGACTGCCCTACTCTACAACTGAGCAGAGAGAGCAAGCACAGAAAATCGTTCAAATTGCACAAGCTAACAGGATGAATCCTCAAGATCCATCCATTCAGCAAGCCATGCAAGTGCTGCAAATGCCTAATTGGGGTGATGTCCTCGAAATATTGAAAGATAACTATTCGAGAAGTTATCGCCTCGATATGGAGACAAATTCAACGATTGACGTTGAGGCGACTGAAGACAAGCAATTGGTTGGTGATTTCATGAACGCCATGGGCCAGTTTATGAACGGTATTTCCCCTCTGATCGACAAAGGCGTTATGCCATTCGGGGCTGCAAAGTCCATGATGCTTTCTATTGTTAAGCGTTATCGATTTGGCCGAGAGGTTGAGGACGAGCTGAATCAGATGACTGAGCCTCAGCAACAGCCTAATCCAGAACAAGAAAAAGCAGTAAAGGAATTCCAGCAAGCTCAGCAGAAGTTTCAACAAGAGCAGCAGAAATTCCAGCAGGAAAAACAACAAGCTCAGGAACAGTTTATTCAGCAATCCAACAACCTCAAAGCAGAAAAGATGCAGCTTGATTTTGCAAACAAGTTGGCGCAATTAAAGCTGAAATATCAGGAAGATCTCGCTAATGTCAAGCAACAAACAAATCAGGTTGAGATGGAAGCCTCTCTGAAAGCCCTATTGGAACGTCATAAATCTGATGTCAGGTCTATGCTGGACAAACAAGCAGCCAGGATGATGAAAGCAGTTGCCTAGCCAGATCAGAAAGCAACTCGGACAGGGAACCCCACCCGACACTACAGCTGTGTCTATCTTCAGTCCTGATCGCAGAGACAGGTTTACGATTGAAAATATCATTATATGCAATACAACAGCATCCGCTGCTACATATAGAATCTTCCTTGATAATGATGGCTCGACTTATGATGCGACAACAGCAATTGCTTACGATGTTTCATTAGCTGGGAATGCAACGGATATCATAGAAGTTAATCTATATATGACAGATCCTGCGGGGAACTTAGCAGTAAGAACTGGAACTGGAAATGCTCTGACATTTACTGTAAATGGCAGTGACGGATCAATTTAATGCCAAGGTATAAATTCCCTGCAGTAACAGGGGCTGATGATGAGTATCTGATAGCGGATGGAAACGGAAGGGCGAACTGGGGAAAGCTTACAGGCAGCTCATATTTAGATGCTGACAGTATGTATGACAATAATGCGGCAGCGGCCGTCACTCCAGTAAGTGATATTCAAACGCCATTCGATGGAAATATCACAACAATCGATGAAGTTACAGGTGCTCCCGGCATAGATTTGAGTGTTAATTTTACGTCTGTAACGTCAATTTATGGCCTTGTTCTCAGAGCATATTATCAAGGCTTAGCGACTCATCATGTTGATGTAAGTTTTCATAATTATGATTCTGGATTAGAAGATGTAGTAATGCGATTAGATAACGCAACGGATTACAACTATCGAACAATCCTGATCCCCTCTAATCCAAATTATATTTCAAGCGGTGATTCTCAGATTAATTTTATCCACCCAGATTCTGGAACGCCGACACACGACCTCTTTATAGATTACATTGCAATATTATATTAAGAGATGCTTATGCCTTTATATACATACGAATGCAAAAACGGCCACAGATTTGATCGAATCCTAAGATTGAAAGACTATAAAAAGCCTCAAACCTGCGAATGCGGTTTAGAGGCCAATCGCGTCATTGTCCCGACAATGATTAATTGCGATATGGCTCCATGGGATAGCTATCTCTCTCCTGCATCAGGGAAGTTAATTACTTCTTATAAACAGCGCAGAAAGGATATGGCAGAGCATGATTGTGTTGATTATGAGCCAAGCCTTAAAAAGCACATCACTGCTCATATGGAGTCTGAAGAGACGAAATTAGAGAAAGCCATGGATGAAACTGTAGAGGCGGAATTTGAGAAAATGCCCATTCGTAAACGAGAGAAACTGGCAGAGGAATTAACATCCGGTGCCGATTGTGAATATACGAGGATTTAACCATGAGTGAAGAACTCGCAGACAGCGGTTCAGAAAGTACAGAAAGCGGCATTGATATGGATGCTGCAATGGATTCCATCAGCTCTGATTTGTTTGGTGTAGAGCCAGAACAAGAAGAAGTAATAGAAGAAGCTCCTGAGACTGAGCAAATCGAAACAGAACAAGAAGAACAAGTTGAGCAAGTAGAAGCGCGCCATGCTCCACAGTCTTGGAAAAAGGAGATGCATGGATTCTGGAATGGGTTAGATCCAGCCGTTCAGGATTATGTAGAGCAGCGCGAAGAGCAGATGAGGGAGGGGCTTGAAAAAGATCGCGATGATGCTAATCGAGGCCGCGATATGAGAGATATCATGGCTCCTTATTCAGAGATATTAAAATCTCAAGGGATCGAAGAAAGCGCTTTAGTCAGAAATCTGATGAACGCGCATTACAGATTATCAACAGCTGACGATGCTGGTAGGGCTAGCCTTATCAGACAGTTAGCTCAAAGCTACAATGTGTCTTTAGACGGTGAACAGAAAGAAGTAGATCCTGTACTAAAGGCAATGCAAGACAAAGTTAACAACCTTGAAAGCCATTATGCACAGTCGCAACAGCAAGCCCAACAGGTAGCCCGTGACCGTGTTTCACAGGATGTAGATGCATTTGCATCTGACCCTGCCCATGAGTTCTTCGATGAAGTATCAGAGCAAATCGTACCATTGATTAATGCTGGATATGATTTGGAGGATGCGTACCAAAATGCTATTTGGTTAAATCCTGTAACACGTCAAAAAGAAATTGACCGGACTGCGAAAGAAGCAGA